TAATGAAATCAGGAACATTTACAAGTAATACATCATTTACAGCAACGACTGCAAGTGTAGCGGTGCCAAAAGGAAGTACCACTATCACCGTTTATGGTTATAACTCAAACTCGTTTACTGTGCCAAATGGAGTTAGAGTAGTTAGAGTAAATGAGGTAGGTATGAATTACGTTGGTGTAACCCCTAATAAAACTTACAGTCTTTGCGGATGGATACCGACTGAACATCATACAGGTGACGAGGGCACGCCATTTTTGCAAAGTTCTAGCGGCGTCTACTGGTATGGAAGTGAACCTGAAAATTACCCAGACAGAAATTCAATCTCATTTCTTATCGAATGGAGTGCAAACATCAATAAGCGTACACCATACGTTACCGATTATTAAGGATTGTAATTTGATTTTACTATAGGGGGTTAATATGCTTACTGCTAGGGAATATCTTGATAAGCCTTCGGGCAACGAGAAGGCTTGTGAATTGCATAATATCATCTGTGAATATTTGGACAGTCTTACTTTAGACACCGCAGACCCAAAAGCAAAACGTATGCTGCTTAAACTACATGAGCTGGACTGTGGTCCGCATTTTGACGCCGATATTGCTATCAAGGCGGTAGCCAGTATGGAAAATGTTGATGGTACTACAGGTCAACACTGGACGTTTGCAGAAGTGGAAAAGGAAGCACAAAAACGTAATATTGACCATCCGGCAGATTTGTATTACGCGATTAACATGTTGTATAGCGACCTTTCTAACGTCTTAGGCAAAGACCCTGAAAAGTATATCGCGGTGGCTAAAGCATTGTACTGGGACGACCCCGATATGCCGGAAGGCAAACTGTTCAAGCAGTACGTAGCAACAATCTGATTCTTATATCAATAGATAAGTAAGAATTTTGATACGAACATCATGAGCAACGAAAGGAAAGGTGATTATCATGAAACACCTTCCACATTTGAATGATTTCCTGAACACACCCGATTTTTGGATGCTACTATTATGCGATGAGTTTATGGGTGAAGATAGGTTCAGAGAGTTTTTAGAATCTATGAAGAATGAAGAGACTTCTGATATGTTAGAGAAGGGGAAAGCAGGTAACGAAAAACTATGGTAAACATTGCAATCTTTCAAAAATGGATTACAGAAAACATCAGTGCATTAGAAATGGAACTATCAAAATCCCCATTAAAAGTAAATAAACATCAAAAAATTTATTCAGGGAAATTGTTTGTGTACACTCGGTTAAATCACATTGATTATAAGTTGGAAGCTATTGAAGAAATCGAAAGAACGGTACAACAAGACCAAATGGCTTTTCCGAAAGAAAACAGAAGAGACAAATGGGTGTATTACGGTATTATAACCGCATGCGAAGATGCTAAAATCATGCTTAAAGCATTAAGTTAAATATTATTACGAGGCTACGTTACATGCAATTAAATGAAATATGGTCTATAATAGAAGAAAGAAATAAAGTAAATGTTTATGATGATTCAAACATGAAACTTCTTTATCATGGCGAGCCAGCTTATATCCCAGTTATTTATGGGGATTATTACATTACGTCGATATACGCCGAAGATACGAATGAATTAGGCGTTGAGGTAAACACGGATGTTTAGCATTATCCTTATCCTTTTGATTATATTTGCCGCAGGGCTGAACAATCTTTTCTTTACATGGATAGTAAAATGCGATGATGGGGTTTTCAAATATTTATTGAAAACGACGTTTTGCCTGATTCTGTCGGTTACTTCTATACTTGCGTGTACAGCCATTATAAGTAATATATTGGCTATACTGTTAAGATGGTTTTGGTTGTAGGTGAACGAATGGTAAAGCATGACATTTTGAGTAAAGCGTTAGGATGGATAGATGCCGTTGAATCGGGCAAAAAAGGATACTATGCAAATGATATTCAAACGGTCAGTGACGGCTATACATTTCAAATTATTCACGGCACAAAAAGCATGAGGTTTTTTGTATATGAAGAAGGAATTTCTGTCTATCTTCACGAGAATAAATATGATTGTTGTTGCACAACGCAGGTATTGTTTAATCAAGAATTGAGTGATGACAATCAAGAGAAGGTTTGGAATTTTGCCTTGAATCTTTATGACGGAATACTGTATAATCCCGGCGAAAAAATGGAATTGTCAGAAAAAATGATGTTATGGGGATGCTTTATCACGGTGTTATTAGGTTTTGCCGCGTGTATGTACGTTCTGTTGAAGGAGTAGGATGAATGGCGCAAGGGTTGCAGGTGTTCGATGCAGAAGGAAGAACAACTATTGATATATCAGACAGGCTTTGTAAAATTTTAGGTTCAGTGCGTTTTGATGGGAAAGACTTTAGCTTTAAATGTGATGATTTATTAAAAGGTGGCACATTTTGGTATGGGCTGGTTACTGATGAGAAACTTTATGATGCCTCCTATCCTGTATTTACGGCAAGCGGAAATACTATTATATGTAAATACTATAATACAGTCCCAGAAAAGCCATGGGAAAAAGAATATAAATTGACTGGGACGTGTTATTATGGGGTTTATTGATGGATAAATCGGGAATTACAATAATCAATAATGAAGGTAACATTGTTTTAAACGATACATTTGTAAACATGGAATTATTGAGAATTGTTCCATGTAAAAGCATGGCGGGGGATAGCACTGTCGCCTTGCGTGAAATGTTTCGAGATAATGAATTGCTTGCGTTCGTTTGGAATAATAGTGGCGGCAATATGGTAGCGGCAATTGCAACAAATTGCAATAAAGGGAAAGTTGACCTAGTTATCAGTACAGATAATACCGATGGAAGTGGGGATGATGGGTATTACACAGATGATGATTTGCGAAATTTCTTTAAAGATTATTATGTGGCATTTTATGGCTTCAGGACAAGGAAAAGTGACAGCAATTATGGATTAGAAATCTATGATAGCAAAGGGAATAAAATTTTTAATAGCGAGAGAAAATATCTAAACATAATATATCAAAGCCAACGGTATATATATAAGAACGATGTTGACGAAAACAATAAATCTATAAATGTAAGCCTTGACCCTAAACGTCTTTATGGGGTGTGTTGCCTCAATTATGTTGGGTATGACTATGCAGAAGAAGGCACATATGAGGAGGGTGGATATTATCCAATAATAGCGAATAATAAGTGCCAATGGTCATTATTTTATTGGGACGGTTGGAACGCAATTGAAGAAGAAAAATGGAGTTTTACCTATGATTCAGGATGCTATTTTTTAATTGCTGATGTAACTGCGATAAGGCAATAAAAACGTGCAAAAAAACTTTGTAGTAAATTGTACTTGTATAGCTTGCTATAGTTCTATAAAATATAGAAAAGAGGCGATATTTAATAAATGAACGGGATTAAAGAAAGAACACTAGCGATTATTCGCTTTGATGGATTAAACGCTATGTGTCGGCTGGAATATGTTGGTGAGAATCTTTCATGGGTTAATGCCGTAACTGGAAATGTCTTTTGCGAAGATGGCGAGGGCGTTATCATCAGATTTTTGGACGAGATGGAACGTAGCACCGACTGGAAAGAACGTCTTTACGCAGAATACTGGCAGGCGAAAATACGCTTAAAGAAACTGAAACCATATATAAATAAGCGTATTGATGGACTTTCAACAGAGAAAGAACCTATTGAGATTCTTCTGATGCAGGAAAATTACATGCAAGGCTATCTTAGATGCCTAGAAGCTAATGCAAGATATAATGGCATAGATTTAGGAGAAAACGGCAATGAGGGCAAACAGGAAGCGGGTCAAGGAATGGCTTAGACAGATGGATAAAGAGGATTACCAAAGGTTACTAGACACCGCTTTATTTACATCCGATGAAAAGGAATATATACACATGCATTGTATCGAAGGAATGACATTTCAGCAGATATATATAGACAAAGGAATGTCAAAGAGCAACATGTGCCGCATTGCCGAGCGGATAGCAAGCAAGATTGAAAAGGCAATCGAAAAGATGGAAAAATAAAATTAAAAAAGTATTGACAAAACGCCAAAATTCATTATAATAGTATATGTAAGGTACAAAAACCTTATAGGTGGTTACGACCTGAATGTGACTGGTGAGGGTGGGAAACTTAAATTTGTTCAATAAACCACTGTCCATGCCGAACGGCTAAAGGCAATCCATGAACAAATTCAAACCATGTGTCACATGGCGGGTAAAACGCTTGCAAAACAGGCTTAGGCAAGCACTGACGGGGTGCGCCCGCGGTCAGTTGCTGGCGGGCGGCATCCATTTCATGCCCGCAAAAATCACACGAGTTATAAATGTGCCTATGTATTCGATACACACGGGGTGTAATTGCATAGCATAGAGCAACGCTTGAACCGTGTGATAAATACCGCATTATATTCGGGGTTATTTCTTCCTTTCATCGCCTCGAACATGTGCGGTATTTTTATTGCTATTTTTAGGAAATTACATTAGACCATGCATGGCGCAATATGTGAGAGAATACATTTAGAGGTGATAGACATGTATCCGAATTTCACATACGGCTTAAACGGTCACGAAGTATCAAATATAGAAGAGGCAAGAGCGGCTCAAATCATACCGAACGGCATGATTTACTATTTCCCGTCCATGGCAGAAGGAAGGATATACGCCAAAACAACCGATATGAATGGCGGGCTTATATTCAATGTATACGAGCTTAGGGAACAAAAGAAGCCCGTTACGACAGAACAGTTGGAAAAGAAAATAGACCGACTGGAGAAGATGGTAGAAGAAATGAAGAAAGGTGATGATTTCGATGTTTCAACCGTCAAATGATTTAATGTCATTCATTCAGTATATGGCAGGATTTAACCCTATTATGAAAAACTCACTGGAAGCAGTAAAAGGTAAGAATGAAGAGCAGTTAAAAGAAACTGTTAGGAAACTCGCTAGAAGCAGAGGAATGGATGATAATCAATTAAACCAATTCTTACAGGGCTATGGATTGCACCTGTAATTTTATAAAGAGAGGAGTATATCATGGAAGAAGGAATGAATAACTGGGGATGTGGCGGCGTACTCATGTGGGTACTTGTCATTTTTGCCTTAATGGGCGGCGGTGGATTCGGTGGTTTTGGAAACCGAGCTGGGCTTACGCAGGCTGAAATGCAACAGGGCTTCAACCATCAAGACACGCAAGGACAGTTAAGAGGCATCTCTTATGGGCTGGCAGATTCTGCTTATTCGCTGAACAATGCCATTATGCAAGGACAGAATAGCCTTGAAAAAACCGTTATGCAGGGAAACAACGGCTTAGGTATGGCTATTATGGGCGGAAATAACGGCTTAGAGAAGAATATCATGCAAACTGGATATGGTATTAGCCAGCAGTTAAACAATAACAGATTTGAACAGCAAAATTGTTGCTGTGAACAAAAGCAGCTGATACTCCAAAACATGGCGAACAATGACAAAAATACCTGTGAGCTTAAAACTGCGATTCATGCCGAGGGAGAAGCGACCAGAGCAATGATAGCTAATAATCAGATTCAAGACCTTCGAGAAAAGATTGCAGATAAAGATAGAGAATTACAGACCGCTAATTTCAACCTTTCGCAAGTTGCACAATCTGCGGCTATTGTGGGTAAGATTTCCCCTAGACCTGTACCAGCTTATATGACAGCAAGCCCCTATCAGTCACTCTATGGATGCGGCGGGGTTATGGTATGAGAACAACGGCAGTTGCGGTAAGCGGTACTAATTTGGTACTTACCATACCGCAAGGAACGTATACGAACAACAAATGCTTTTGGCTGAATGTTGCTCAAGCAATACCAACAACGATAACGCAATACATGCCAGTAGTCGTACAGATAGGGACGGGCGAGACACTGTACCCTGTGAGAACACGTTGCGGACATAACGTCTATGCAAACCAGCTGAAAACAGGGCGGTTTTACCTGATGATTACGGCGGCGGATTCGGGGACTTTTATCCTTCATGGATGGCTGAATACCTGCAATGTTGGAAATATAAATAGCTTGCCTTAATAATAATGGGGCGGTGGAACTACACAAATAGTCCGCCGTCCTTTTATTGTACTTTTTTATAGCTAACAATATGCTAGTTTATAGGGAAGGGGGTACTATGGAAAATATAATTATTGGAATTACAACACAGGGCGTATATGCCATTTTAGCGTTCACTATCGGGTATTTATGGAACAAGTCTAAAGGGCTATCCGAAAAGGTAAAAAGTAGCGACCGAGGAATGAGAGTGTTACTTAAAATACAGTTAAAAGCCATTCATCAGCAGGCGGTTGAGAGGGGAAGCGTTACATACGAAGAGGAAGATTTAGCCGAGGAAATCTATAGGGCATACCACGGATTAGGCGGGAATGGGCAAGGCACGGCTATTATGCAGAGTATAAGAAAGATGAAGGTGATGACAAATGACGCTGAAAACAATAAAGCAGAAAATTAGAAAAGCCAAAATGTCAATGATGGTCATATACCTGTACGGCGCTGGACTTATAACCCTGTTTGTTATGTTCATAGCCTCTTGGCTGGCGAATACCGCGGGATACAATACAAATACGCAGATGCTTATTAACTTTTGGAACTCATACACGACTGCCGCGGTCATAGGTGCTATTGGGTTTGTCTCTATATTTTCAGTAGATAAAATGAGGAACGGCGAAAGTGATATAGCCGAGAAGAAATCTATTGAAGGTGATGCAACAATAAAGACGATGAGTACAAATGTTCAAAATACATTAAATAAGATAGGGAGATAGTATGCTTGGAATCGACGTAAGCGAAAATAACGGATACATTGATTGGGAATCAGTAAAAAATGCTGGATATGAATTTGCAATAGTTAGATTAGGGTGGGGACGTTCCCATATTGACGAATCATTCTATGATAATATCAACGGTGCTATCGACGCAGGATTAAAGGTCGGCGTATATTATTATTCCTATGCTTTATCAGAAGATATGGCTAGAAATGAAGCAGAGTTTTGTGCAGATTTATTGGAAGATTGCGGATTGACAAATGACATGCTTGAAATGGGCGTGTGGTTTGATATGGAAGATGCTGACGGATACAAAGATAGAAATGGATTTACAGACGGGCAGGAATTAACAAATTGCGTCAATGTATTTGTCAATTATATGGCAGAAAAAGGGTATAGGTGCGGACTGTATGCTAACTACGATTGGCTAACGAACATATTACTTATGGAACAAGTAGATTGCGACGTATGGTGCGCGCAATACAATTATGAATGTAATTACCCGAACGCCGCCATTTGGCAGTATAGCGATTGCGAGAAAATAAACGGGCAGTCGTTTGATGCTGACGAAACAATAGATTTTGAATAATTATTTATTTTCTTTGATAGAAAAGCGTGATTACATGAATGGAAATTCAAAAATTCGCATAGAGGTAACAAATGATAGAAAAAAAGAAATTATTACTATCCTTATTGTTTTCATCCTTGCTTTTTTGTGGATATGGTACGGCGTCGGCGTATCAGATAACGGAAGAGGAGCTGAATCAGTTAGAAACGAACTTGAATCAGCTAGAGAAGAACAACAAAGTCAAGCAGAATCTCTTGACAGAGCAGAAGAAGCAAATAGAAACGCTCAACAGTCAGTTAGAGAAAGCAGACAATCAGTTGGAAGAATCGAAGAAAGAAACACAGAAATCCAAAACATTGAACGAAGCGACGCAGAAATCATTAGACAAAGCCAACAAATACTTGAAGGAATACGAGCAAGAGGTTAATCATAAAATGGAAGTGAAAGACCGACAATTAAGAGTGTGGAAAGGCATTTCCATTGTACTGACAGGAATTGTCGTAAAGAAAGCAATAAAATAACATAAAAAAACGCCCATTTTCATGGTAAAAAACCTCGATAAAATGGGCGTTTGACTGTATTTGTCTATTGGAATATGGTATAATAAGAAAGGTGGTAAATCCACCAAATTTTACAGAAAGGAGAAAAAATGTGTTCAAACTGAATAGGATTACCGCCATCATCATCCTAATTTTACTGATGCAGGTGATGATAGCGGTAAAGGTTCGCTTGATTGAATGGTTAGTGTCCATTCTTTAAGCGATAGGGGGCGTTGATAGGTTCAACGCCTTCCCCTATCAGTTTATCACATGTAAGGAGCGATGACAACGGGAAAAATAACCATGGCACTTGCGGCATGCGCCGCCGCACTGTCTGCACTGAATCTAGCATGCTTAATCTGTGAATAAAAATGTATTGACAAGAAATCTTTATAGCGGTATTCTATATACATCCGATAACCAGTCTTTAAGAAAGGATTGACAATTATGACTAGAGAAGAACTTTGGGACGCATTCACTGATTTGGACGAGGACGAGATGGCAGACGTTGCAATGAACGCTACCAATGTGAGAGTGTTCAAAAAAGAAGATTTTGATGATGAAATGTGTCGTGCGAATATGTCACCGACGGACATTGCGGAAATGATTGAAGAAAGCCTTGATGATTTTTCAATTTTTGGAGAAAACGAATGGATTGTATTCGACGCGGACGCACAGACAATCAAATCTGATTTTGATTTATTATATATGTTATCCGATTACGAGGATGAAATCACGGACGCTTTGGAAGATGATGAATCCTTGCTTGAATGATATCAAACGCCTGTCATAACGATGGGCGTTTTTATTATGTACAAGGATAAAAAAGTATTGACGTTAAACCAATGTTGTGATAATATAATAGACACAAGGAACAAAAATATTGTTTAATGAAAGGAAGAAACAAAATGAAAATTTATCTGACCGATGCTAGAGAAATTAGAGATTTGGATACAGACGAAGATTTTATTTGCATGTGGGACAAAAGCGTTCATTATGACGCCGACATGGATGCGTATCCGATGACCAAAGACCAGTTTGAATGGCGGGAAGAATTGCTGGAAAGGAAAGCGCACTGCGAAGAAATGGAAGAGAAAATTAGCGATGAAGAAACGCGCAAATTCTTGCTTGACCAGTGCGACGAACACGATTTAGGAATGCGGGTAATTCAATACGAAAGACTTTTAGAAGATGAACTTAAATAATATGATAAATAATCACCTGTCATAATGATAGGTGATTTTATTTTAGAAAAAATATTTGACAATACGCTTATAATGATGTATTATATATACAGTAAAGCGATACCGATTAAAGAAAGGAAGAAAGCAAAAATGAGAATTTATCTGACAGATACTGATGAATACGATGAAATTTCAATTTTCAGCAGAAATGGAATTGAGGGGAACGCGGAAAAATTGGGTATCAGCTATAGTTACCTTAAAGGCGCATACACGATGAATAATGAGCAATTCGAATGGTTGATGAAATTCAGCAAGCAAATTCAGCACTGCGATGACATGATGGATAAATTGGATGCAGGAACTGCAAATGAAATTTTTGATGATTGCGCGTTTGAGTGTGCATATTATTATCTATTCATCAACCGCCTTGAAAAAGCACTCAAAAAAGAGTGTGCAAAGAGAAAATACATGCGCCGCGTATCCTATGCGGCTTGAGAGTGAGAGGTGAGAAATCACCTCTTTTCTTTTGTGCTAAATACGCTTGATTATAGGCGTTTCTTGCATGTTGGACGATAACTATATCAAAAGTAACCGAAAACGCCTGTAAGCGAAAAATAGGGCGGTTTACGGCGGTTTTAACTTATATCGCAAGTTTCAAGGCAACAGAACTAAGCAAAAGTAAAAGATTGTAGTTTATTGTAGCTGATTTTGGCGTAAAATAACGGCAGGTGATAAAAATGGCAAGAAAATTTTTCAAAAAAATGCAGAATATGGAAAACGGCGTTTTCGCAGGCGTGGGAAAATACAACATTCCTACGTTGCAAGGAACTAAGCCGGAAGAATTTAATTCAAATACGCATTGGATTGATTTTCATCAAACTACGAAGGCGCGCCAAAACAGAAAAGCATACTCGGTACATTTTTTTGTGGATGATTATCAATTTGAGCGGTGTTGGTCGGCTTTAAGCACTTACACGAAACTGCTTGAGCAATTCAATTATGTATGCACGCCTGACTTCTCACTGTACATAGACATGCCAAAAGCTATTCAAATATATAATCATTACAGGAAGCACTACCTCGGGGCATACTGGCAGAGCAAGGGGATAAAGGTATTACCGACTATTGCATGGTCTGATAAATCGTCATATGATTTCTGTTTCGATGGCGAGCCTAAAAACTCCGTTGTAGTTACATCGACAGTCGGTATTCTTTCTAGTGATACATCTAAAAGGCTTTTCCTTGATGGCTACCGTGAGATGAAAGAACGGCTTAATCCGTCTTTGGTTATCTGCTATGGTCGTATCCCGGATGGGCTGTTAGGTGATGACAGGGTTATAAATATCCCTGCTTTTTACGAGCAGACTGCGAAACGCTGTAAAATGCACGACGCAGTCAAGAAAGCGTTTAAATCATGAAAGGTGGTAACAATTATGGGTGGTAGAGGTGCAAGTTTTTCCGCGGTAAAAGCAAGCGGCGGCGGTATTGCCAATTTTAACAAATCTGCATATGGAAGGCGAAACGGGATTGCTCCGAATAGAGGTTCAAACAATACTAGATTAGTGAGAGCGGTAAACCGTAACCTTCGCGCGAGTGCGATTAGAGCTAGATAACTATTCCAAAGTCCAACTTGATTGTTGGACTTTTTTATTGAAGAAAAGAAAAGTTTCACTTGATTTCGTATATACAATATGATAGAATATAGTCATCAAGAGATTTTGCTTGTAAGTCATATCTCTATGAAAAATGCGGGTTTGCCCACTCGCATTATGTGGATGACGCCAAATGGATACAGGCGGCGAAAGCTAGAGCGGGTTCGATTCCCAGCCATCCGCAAGTAAGTAAAATAACGGTAAGCGCCGTTTTTTGAAAAACTTTTTTGGGACGTGACAGAGGTCACGGTCTATGCCTATAATGTCGAGCGCACGACAACAGGCTAGGACGCTTATCCGCCGGCGATTAAGACGGGTCGGTATTTAGCTATTCGGATGCCGAGTAAATGCGGAATAGCAAAAACCATATGGCTAGACGTCAACTCTTTTGCGGTTAGAGGATAAACAACCGCTTTGGGTGGGTATCCAAGTGGTTAAAGGATGCAGACTGTAAATCTGTTACCGCAAGGTTTCGCTGGTTCAAATCCAGCCCCGCTCACCATGCCGACTATCATCGGCGGGGTGAAAATCCCGTGGTCGGCTTTCCTCTCATCATAGCGGGCGAAAGCCCGCATAGGGGGTTAGCATAGTGGATAGTGCAACGGACTTTGACTCCGTTTATGGTGGTTCGATTCCACTACCCCCTGCCAATATGGGGATATAGCTTAAATGGTAAAGCAAGTGGCTCATAACCGCTTCGATGTGGGTTCAAGTCCCTCTGTCCCCACCATTTACTTGACTTCACGAAAATGGTTTACAATCTCTCTAGGTGCGAGATTAAATGACACCCACCAAGGACCTGCACACTGTATACGGGGAGTGCAGGCGTTTCCCGATACGAAGTAGGGACGGTACTTGCATACGGGCGTTGCTTGCCAACAGGTGTTTAAAACATCCGAGCAACAGGAAGGTAAGCGGATTCTTAGGATTGCTTGACGATATTGAAAGCAATCTAGGCGGGAAACCGCCGCATGCGGAAGTATTGAAGCGAAAGTTTTGGTGCTTCCTGCCCATGCTAGAGTGGTGGAATTGGCATACACGGCGGACTTAAAATCCGCTACCTTTAATGGTATGTGGGTTCAAATCCCACCTTTAGCACCACGGGGTTAGTCTTTCCCCCTGTGCGAAAAAAAGTCATGTTCTTCACCCGTGAACGGGAACCGGGGCGCAAACGCTAAAAATTCCTGCGAAAGTGGAAATAATACACGCACCTCATTTCATGTACATATATATAGCGCAACCTTGCGTGTTACCGCCGCTTTACGCGCGAAAAGTAAAGCAACGCTGGCAATCGGCGGTAGAGAGATTGCTGTGATTAAAAACTGTTTCCTCACGTAATGGAAAGTCACCGCCATATCGCACTATTGGCGGGCATATGTGGGAAAGACAGGGGAAATACCTGTTTATCCCTTTTCGCGAAATGAACCGTCTAGGTTGGTGAATGCCAGTAAGCTCTTGAAAAAGCGAGAAATCCTTTGTCGGTCCACGGGATGCCATCCCGAAACAAATGGCAGGTGGTTACTACTTATAGCAACAGTGATTAAAAATTGTTTCCCACTAGAGCGGAAAGTCACCGCGTGTTTGCGGACATGCGGGCATTGCGGAAGTGTACCCAAGCGGTTAAGGGGACGGTCTTGAAAACCGATAGCCGAGAAATCGGGCGTGGGTTCAAATCCTACCACTTCCGCCATATGGATACATGACCGAGCAGTCGAAGGTACTTGCCTGCTAAGCAAGAAGCGGATTTTAATTCGCTCGTAGGTGCAAATCCTACTGTATCCGCCAAAAGGCTAGTTTTGTTTCCGTTTTCTAGCCTTTACTCCTTTGCGGGTAAGTCTTTTATCGCATTTTAGGCTTACCCTTATATGGTCGAGTAGTTCAATGGTTAGAACAGACGCCTAGGAGTTTAATGATAGTTCAATTCTATCCTCGACCACCAGTGGTTATTGAGAGACTGCCATCAATCAAGACACCGCATTACAACTTAACGGCGCAGAAATGCGCTAAACAATTCCCCCCGTGCATTTTTTCACGGGGTTTTATAATCGTATTGACGAAACATCGGATAAATTATACAATTATAATAAAGAAAGGAGTGATACGTTTGAAGGAAGAAATCAGAAAGCAAAGGTCGGTGCGAGCGACAGACGAAGAATGGGAAATCTTTAAAAGGCTGTCAAAGATGATAAAAAGGGGCGGGATAGACCGCGTTGAAGATGCGTTATCTTCTTTAGGAGATTTAAGACCTAAAGACAAAGAAATGGTTGAAGATAATGATGATTCTTCTGAATTAGATAACGTCTATACCATTTCAGAAGCGTCTGACTTATGGGAAATCCCGCACATGACGCTTAAATCTGCTTGCGCCGGACAAAGAGGATGCCCGCCGCGATTTAAACCGTGGGAAATGAGAAAATCAGGTCGTGTCTATTTGGTGACTAAAGCGGGCATGGAACGCTTATATGGAAAGAAATTAAAGTAAAGAGGTTAGAATATTCTAACCTCTTTTGTAATGCAAATAAATTAAAGAAAAGTACAAAATAGCATTGACAATAAATCTATAATGGTGTATTATGGTATACAGATAAGGGCGAGAGAAAAGCCCGGTTGATGAAAGGAAGGAACAGAAAATGACTAAACTTGAAATTATCCGAAACAAGGCGCATTTGAGTATTGCTTTTAAAAATACTTACCAAAGACTTGCGAGCATTGCGATTGAAAAACATAATTGGAAGATGATGGACGAATATAGAAATTGGGCTTTAGTATATGACTTTGAATCAAGTGCATATAATGAATGTCTTAAAACCCTCGGCGAAATTCCGGAAGAAACGGATGAAATTTCAGAAACCGTTTTTAATCGAGAAATGGAACGTTTTTAATTAAGAAATTCCCGCGATAGGTTCAAGGGGAAAGGATAAGAATATGACCAAGGAACAGATTGCAGTCGTGAAAGGTTTAATGAATGCAAGCAAAAAATGTGCCAACACTTTTACGAGAGCGATTGACACGTTGAAAGCTGAAAAAAGACCTGTTCCGGCATATTACAATATCGCATGTAATAAATGCTTTGGGGCAGTAAAAGCCTATGAGAAAGTGCTTGAACTCATTGGTGAAAAACAGTCAGGATTGCCGATAAACGATGAAATTGATGGAAAATTGTATCAGATGTTGATTGAAAGGAAATAAGACCATGAGCAAGGAACAGATTAAAGAAAAGATTGAAGAAAGAATCCGTCAGCTTGAAGCTGAAAAAAATGAATACATCGAAGATTACAAAGGTGGTGAACTTCCCACTGATTTTTGTTCAGAGGGAATCCATGAATGCGTAAACGGCATTTGCGAGCTTGAAGAAATCTTGAAATTATTTTAAACAAATATTAAGAAATCCCCATGATAGGTTCATGGGGTGAAAGGAAAAGAGAAATGATTGAGAAAGAATATGTAAGAGCAGTTAGAGAACTTAAAGCGCGTAAATCGGCGGTTATTTACGCGGGTAAGGTTGGCGCATGTCAGCCAATTAGATACTCACTTATGCATAGTATGGTAAAGACCGCGCACCACGTTAAGGAAATGGAAGAATATTTCATTACTCATTTACTTCCCATTCCCGATACAACGATGGTGAAACGGGATGAGGCACTTTTTATGAAAGAGGTGAAATACATTGAAGGATACTGAAATCTATAATCGGTGGGTAACGGTTTACCGCGAAATGATTACATGGGACGCCATAGTAAAATATCAGATAGGGAAACCTATCAGCGAGATTACAAGAGCAGGGAACGCACTTAAACTTGCATATCTCAAAGGAATGGAATTTGCATTAGGCGAGATTTTGGGCTATCCCAGTACGCGCGGTATTGGGATGAATGAAGAGACATATAAACGTGAAATAGCACAGATAGAGGACGAACTAAAATGATTATTCACATGGACGACAGTATTATTTTTGAAGTCAATGAAATCCGCTATCAGAATGGACGGATTTTTATCATCTATGGTGGAAACAACTTTAAGACTATAGGGGATAAGCTGGACGAAGCAAAAACAAAATCATGTATTAGGGACATTTACAATGCAGTATGTGATGGATATGACAAGGTGGAACTCACAAGAGACGTATTAGAAAGGCTTAGAGAGGGCTAAATGATACAGTACAATGGAAAGACCGCTAAAACAGTTGAAGAGGCACTAGATGCTTTCGGAGATGATACGACGGTGTACATTGGTGCGAACTTTGACCCATGGATAGCAGAGGCAGGACACCATGACAGAATCCGCAAGATTAAAGAAATTATGCGTATGCCAATTTACGGATATAAGATTTTAGGTGACCGCAATATAGATTTATATTTGTGATGATTTTTGTGGAGGAAGAAGGTAAATCATGATAGTAGATAAAGAACTCGAATTAACAGTAGAAATCGCACTGCTTCGCGAAGTAGCTAAAGCTCTCCACGACCTAGCGGCAGACGCGGAATCAGCCGCTAGACTTAGCAGCAAGCACGGCGCGGAGTTTGACTACATCGCGAGCTTTGCGATGAAGCTCGCGATGTAGAGTTTACAAAGGAAGGGAAAAACAATGATTAAATCTGTACGTTACCCGACAATGAACCGCACAAGAAGAAAATTATGGAAGGCAGGTTGCTTTTATCGGTACATGATGCCATTACCTAGAAGTGATAGATTTATTATGAAAATGCGGGCAGAAAGGTTGAGCAAAAAGAGGTGATGAAATGATAAAATTTGAATGGATGATGAGTTATGCAATTTGCGATGGTATGTTTGATAATGCCTTTTTAGCGTTTGAAGATGCGAAAAGGGTTAAAGAAAACAGTGAAACAATCGTAATTGTTGCAACAAAGCCAGCCGCATTTCTTGATGTAAACCCTAAGTATATCTACGGATTGGACATTCCTGAATCATTGAACAGAAGATTGAAAAGAATTATTGTTACCACTATCAAGGTTTTCGCGGAAGAAAATGGAATCAACCTAGGAGAGCAATGTTTAGGAAGTGCCGTGTACAACAGAAACGGCGATAGGATAGCATATGAAAAAAGTTTGGAATATCTTTTTCCTAAATCCATGAAACTAGAAAGAGAATGGAGAAATAAAATTAGAGCAGTGCTGGAAGGCGGAAACGAATGATTGTCTATTCGTTTGCGGCTAGGAAAATCATTGTTGCGTATTGTGGAGGCGAAAAAAGACAGTTAAAGAAATTGTTTCCTTGATGATAGACGGGCAAAATTTCAAGGTTGAGGATGAACATGGAAAAATACTGTATAACGGAATAAAGGAATACGGAAGAGAAACCAGCATTAACGGTTTAAGAAACAAGGAAGCACGAAATATCGGTAGTTCGTCTTATCTTGATTTTGATGACTTTGATTTTGATGACCCGTACCAAGTAGACGATATTGCGTCGATTGATGAGATTTATATAATCGTTTGACATAATAGATTTGATATAGTAGTATTTAGTGAGGGGCTAATTTCCTTTCATCAACTTTATCGGTTTGCCCCTAGACCCGCGAAAGCGGGTTTTTTATTGCAAAAAGTCGTTTTTAGTGATATAATGAATAAAGTTAAAGTTCAACAAAACATACTACAGCGTTAGTTGTAAATTAAACAATACGCTTTAACTCCCAAATCATGTAATGGGATAGGAAGTCCAGCTTGAACAAAGGTAGCAAAGGACAAGCCAAGCATGATGAGCGGTTCACAAACGAACCAAAGGCATGTATATCTTGTGCTAAAGGACATGTCATAGAAAAGCACCGGGCTGGATGAGCATCGGTGTTTTTTTATTGCTATATATGTATATAGACCGTGGTAATAGACAGATATATTTTACCGCACACTTTTTAGAAAATGTACATTATTACTAATTTACCTCTTGCAAAACATAAAACAATATGATATTATACTATCAGAGGGCGGGAAGAAAGCCCTGATTGATGAAAGGAAGGAACAAGACCATGACCAAAGAACAGATTAAGGAAAAGATTGAAAAGAGAATTAGCCAGCTGAAAGCTGATAAAGCGGCGATTACCGATGAATATTATAAAGAGGAAATCCCGTTTGAGATGTATGATACTGGAATTACTGAATGTAACGGCGGTATCTGCGAACTCAAAATGATTCTTGAAAGTATTTAATCAAGTATTGAAAATCCCCGTGATAGGTTCACGGGGGAAAGGACAAGAAAAATGCTTAGAAAATTTAATCCTAACCCGATGAAAAACAGATGCGGCGATTGCGTCGTCAGAGCTTTAGTTGCCGCAAGCGGAAAAACATGGGACGAAATCTATAAAGAACTTTGCGATATCGGATTCGAACTCAAAGAGATGCCGAACGATAAAGAGACATACAGAGAATGGCTGTACAGGAATGGATTCAAAAGAGTCCCTTTTAAAGTAAAGAAAGGAACTAAAAGACCTAAAGTGTACGAAATGGCACAGACTGCGGAAACAATCGTCTGCGAGGTCGCAAATCACATTGTGACCGTTCGTGATGGTGACGTATGGGACACATGGGATTCAAGCGAAAAAAGTTTGTATGTTTGGTGGGTTAAAGCCAATGAATAACTGAAACAGTAACCTAAAAGGCGGTTGATGCGAACTGCCTTTTTTACTTTGCCTTTACAAGTGTTCTAGGTTGTTGGGGATATAACTTTACCTGACAGACCATCGAACGCCTGTAAAGCTAAAATAGGAACGTCTATGACGTTTTTGACATTATAGACATATTTGTATTGACAGAAAAGCGATAAGAATGTAAAATAAGATAAGATATTAAAGTTAAATCTAAGGAAAGCGGGCGATAATATGAAGAAACTGCTGTTGGCTATAAGTTTGGCTTTGTCACCGATGGCGGCTAGTGCAGAGTGGATAATTTCAGAATGTTCTGCGTATACCCTATATGAGTGCGACGGCATAACTGCAAGCGGCGAGTATGCACACGAGGGCGGGGTTGCATGTAATTTTCTTCCGTTAGGGACAATCGTGATAATCGGTGGAAAAGACTATATCGTAAATGACCGTTGCGGGATTGATAACTGTATAGATATTTTTATGGATTCCCGCGAAAGAGCCATTGAATTTGGACGCCAGTATAAAGAGGTATACGTCAATAGATAGGAGCGCATATGGATGAAATACTGAAAGCTATCATGAAAGACCTAGTTAGACGCTATAGCCCAGCGGAAATAAATACAACTGTTGAGGAAAAGGAAGAGTATTTCCCTACCTTGAAGGTACATGCGAAAATTTCAAACTATTTGTCAGTGGATTACATTGGGCGGCTGGTTGAAGGAAACATATATATATCTTTGACTGAACATTTAATGCAAGAGTTTGGCACATTGCGAGGTGAATTATGGAAATCGGCAACGTTGTACAAATAAAGGACTGCGGTAATGGGTTACTGCTAAAAAAGGTGAGCAGGGATGAATGGTTGGTACTCCTTGCAGAAAATTGTAAATTTGCGATGACATACAAGGAATTGCCGCGGTACTTCGTTATGATGGGGATGAAACGGGTAAAGCAAAGACATTTCCCATGCCCATATTCCTCGTTTGCTTTATCATATGTTGGGTTATACAGGGATTTTAAAAGAAGATTCTTGGTTGTTCCCGAAATGTTTATGAAAAAGAAGAAAGGCGATGTGGGTAGCTTTTGGTGGAAACACGACGCGGGAGGACTTTGGCATGCTGGTTGGTGAGATAACTGATGATGAAAAGAAAAAGGCTGATGTAGAAATACGAGAACAGCAGAAACAAATTGATTATGATACGAAGGATTATACGATTGAGCTTTTAGTTCAAAAATTTGAGAAAAATGATTTTTTTATACCGGATTATCAAAGGGCGCTTATGTGGGGAAATGCCAATAAAAACCTTTTTCTTGAATCGGTATTACTAGGGTTGCCAATTTCACTCATGTTTTTTGCTGATTGCAAAGACGGAAAGCAGGAAATTATTTATGGCGCGCAGAAAATACAGACATTAGTTGAGTTCGCGAAGGGCAACTTGCAAATTCAGGGGTTAAAAAAATTAAAACATGTAAATGGGTTTAAGTTTGATGATTTGTCAGAGATGCAACGGAGAAAATTTCTTAATAGGACATTGCGAATAGTCGTACTTGGTGAAAATACTCCTGTTTCGTTACGTCAGGAACTATTCTATAGAATCAACACGGCTTACGCATAAAAATGGGGGTGCGGTAATGGCTCAAGGTTTAGCGATAAACAACGCAGACGGAAGTATGAAATTATATACTGACAGCAATATCACAAGAACAATAGGACAAATGACGTTGTATGGTAACGGAGAAATCACAAGTGCTGGCATAGGATATCCGAATAATAAGCTGTGGTACATAATCCTCAGCAACGTATCCCCGGTATATAAACCCAGTAATGACGAATATCCAGTTTTGCGCATAGATGATACAGGGCATAGGATATTTTGGCAAAACCAACTCGGCACAAAGATAAGGTATGGAATAATATGAGTAAATATCTCGAAATTATAGGCGATGATAAAAGGGTCGTTATTGACGATAAATTTGCCTGCATGGAAGTCGTTGATAGTTTCCCGCTCTCACAATGTAAGAAACAAGATATGTCTAGTAACACGGCATTCTTTCACAATTATTATTATGTATTTCCGTCCGGGCATTCGATACCGGACAATGCTTTGGTTGGGATAAGTTTAAATGGCATAACTAGCGAGGTCCCGTTTTCCTACTTTGCTTCCGGAAACGCTATTCGCTTTTTTGGCGATGGAAGTGCAGTATCACAAGTTGGAATAGTTTCCATAGAAAGAGATGATATTATAGCAACATCGACGCTGTATATTTTTGACAATGGGGGGTGACACCTAGCAAACACGGCGTTGGGCTTGAAATAAGAAACGATAAAAATGAAATAGTCTTTTCTTCCGAACGACCTTATATAAACGTCTTGAAATGCGGCAGTGAGGAAAAGGACAGCGTGTCTACTGCAAGCACGAAACCGATTATAGCCTGCAATTTGGGCTATGATTATTACTATGAGCTTTACCAACAAAGCCATCATGTATCACCGAACGGCGTGGAAAGCCATAAAAGACCAACGTATATCTTGAAAAATCAAGTAGTAAGCATTGTTCCTAGATTTTTCAACACGTATTGGATAGGCGACAGTCAAGCCCCGGAATATAACCCGGACACAGGAGAATGGACGTACCCGGATAATGGAGGACCTGATTATGGTGGATTTTACGATTTTGATGCTTGGTACAATTACGGCTGGTTAATAGGGACTATTTGCTAATTTTTTTGACAAATAAGCGAAAGGAGAGAATATGATTATTGAAGATTATGAAGTGAACGGATTTGAAAGTGCATTGCGAGCTATAGGGTTCAGTTACGGCAAAGAATTAGAAGATAATGAGAAAAGACTTAAATTAGCGAAAGTTTTGGTGAAAAGAGGGTTAAATAGTGGTGAATCGAATTTCTTAACAGGTATCACCGTTGATTTAACCATCAACGCAAGTATTAAGTGGTGGCAACAGGCGGAAAGGTATCACTGGTTTCAGATAGTGATGAGCCAAAGCGTGATGCATTCAGTCGCTACTGGTGATTGGGAATTTACGCCGGATACGCCGGAAGATGTTATTTCTCTATTCAACAAAAATGTTGATAGATATAAAAACAAAGAGATTTCGAAGGTTTCCTTGATTTATTCTGTTCCGGTCGGGTTGAAAGAAAAAGCAAGGGTAACAACGAACTATTTACAACTGCTGACCATGTACCATCAAAGAAAGAATCATGCATTGCCTGAATGGAAAGAATTTTGCCATATTGTTGCAGAAATGCCGATGATGAAGGAATTTTTATGATTACGTTACTTCTTACCGTTATTGCGATGTTTATTATAGCAAATATGATTATCGGAATCGGGTTGATTTGTATTTATCTTTTGTATATCGCAACAGTATATATTATAAGCAAAATTGGGTGAAGCACATGAGATACTATTTAGAAGATAATGGCGGCGGTCCATTCGACATTTGCTTTTGCCGCAATGACTGCCAAAACAAGACGTGTAAACGTTGCAGAAAAGGAAAACACTGGGGAAGATTGCAAGAATACTGGAAACGTTATCCCTATTATCGAGTATCTGTAAGTGATTTCAGTGAAGATTGCAAGGAATACAAAGGAGCTAAGAAATGAATATTCGAATCGTTGATGAGTACAGCAAAAACGATAACCTGAACATTTTAAAAGAAGAGTGCGCGGAACTAATTACTGCGGCGTCTCATTTGCAGAGAGCGCGCGGCGATGGATACGAAACGCACAGAACAGAAGAAGAAAGCATGAAAGACCTGATGCAGGCGATGGCGGATTGCAAGAATGCCATATTATCCGTCCTTTACAGTGAAGCAATTCGTGTTAATAAACTCGATGAACTGATTGAAGAGGCTGACAAGAAGCAGATAGAGCTTTTAGATGTCAGATTGAATAAAAATCCCGAAAGACGTATACAGTTGTGGTAAAAATACGCGATAACTGTATACAAAGTGAATATTTATGAAATATGAGCAAGCATGGGTAAAGAAAGGAAGAGAAAGAAAAGATGAAAACATGGGAAGCGCTGAAAGCGGCAGACGAAGGAAAAAAGATTAGGCAGAGTTTTTGGTGTGAGGGCGTGTACAGCTTCAAGAAGGATTCACGCCTTGGCGTTTGCAAGTCGATGCTTGCAATGCACTACCCTGGTGAAGATTACGACGAAGATTTTGGGGAGTTAGACTGGGACGAGCTTTTTGCGGACAACTGGGAAATTTACGAGGAAGAAGAAAATGAATGAACGAGCAAATCCTTCACAAAATGAAATATGGCGTCATTTCAAGGGTGGGGAATACAAAATCATTACTATAGCACAAGAAACCGAAACTGGGGAAAATTTTGTGATATATGAGGCACTTTATAAATCACACAAAATCTTTGTAACACAAGAAACCGAAACCGGGGAAAATCTTGTAATATATAAGGCGCTTTGTAAAGAACACAAGGTCTTTGCTAGACCATTAAGCATGTTTATGAGCGAAGTAGACCGCAAAAAATATCCAAATGTTAAACAAAAGTATAGATTTGAGAAAATAACCAATTAGTAAAGAAAAAATGAAGGTGGTAAATGATGATATTGACGAATTACTTGATTGATGTTCTTTTCAAGCTAAGTGTTTTAGTCAGCGGTATAGCACTACTTACAGGCATGTCGGCGCTCTTCTCCGCGTTAGGAGAAAGTATCACGAGTGAGCCGAACAAGGTGAAGCTGGTCTTTTGCGTTTTTGTTGTATTCTTTTGCGTGGTCATATTCATAATAATGCCGGATGAAGAGATTATTCGCGAGTTTGTTGCGGGGTGATGGTATGAAAGAGAAGGATTTTCAGAAGTATCCAAAGTGGCTTAAAGACGAGGAATATGTTGAACGTGCGATAGAAAGATTTGCTAATCACAAGGCACGAGTTGTTCTAAATAATGAGCGGCTGTTTATGATTGACTGGCAATGGGAAAATGGCGATGCCGTAAATGAAATGCGGTACATTTTGGATAAAGAGCATGGGGTATTTACACTGTACGGAGATTTAGGAGAAGCTATTGCTTACTTTAGCTATCGTGTTGAAGTTGAAGATTTACTCTCTTGTCTGTACCTGTGTTCATACGATTATTTCGTAGAAAAAATAGTAACAAGAAGCCAGTATGACTTTGATTACGTACTTGGAGATCAAGAAATCGAGAAAAGAGTATCAAAAGTGTATTTATGGGTTCTGTGTTTTTTCATGGCTTGTGATGATGCAGGATTGAGAGGTTGAAGATGAAACTTAGAGAATTAGTGAACAAATTCCAAGTAGGTGATAGGGTATATGCTCCCTTTCATAAGTATGGAACTATTGTAGAGATTGTTGATACTGATGCATCATATCCTATTACAGTCAGATGGGATGAAAGTCGCTACAAGCCGGGGGTTGACCTCAGCACATTTACTGAGGATGGCTATTTATTCTTTGGTGATAAGACAGAGAATACAAAAATTACTAAGATTGAGGGGGAAAAAATGGGACAGATTTCAGGAGTTATTGACCACAACGACGAAAGCACTATTGAACGTATGGAAGATGCACTCTCCAAGAAAGTTGAAGATGCCGTCAATCCAGCACATTACAAGGTCGAAGGTCTTCCAGAAGCCTATGATATTATGACGCACCTGATGAATAGGGAACAACTGGAAGGCTTTTTGTGGGGGAATATCATTAAGTATGCCTATAGATATGGGCGTAAAGGCGACGAAGCAGAGACAGCAGGAAAGATTAAATGGTACGCACAGAAGCTGAAAGAATTAGGGGAGTGTGAAAGCGAATGACACTTAAAGAACTCTTGGAATGGGCAGAAAAGAATGACTGCTTAGATTGTGACGTATGTGTACAGTACAGAGATGATGGGGGATTGTACCATGGACGGGACTATGATATTTATCCAAAACTGGAAGTAAATGCTTCTGAAAAGGTTGTTGTACTGTAGGAAAGGAGAACACAATGAAACTTAGAGAATTGGTGAACAAAATTGATAACGATATAGTTTTATGGATAGTTAGGGAGCCGGACACTAACGTTCTATTCAAAAGAAAGCACCCTTTTGACGTTATTCCAGAGGATTTGCTTTGCATGGAAGTCGGAACGTTTTTCCCAAGTTGCAACGGACTGGACATAGAAGTAAAAAGAAATTCTAGGAAGGGTAGCTTTAGAGAATTGCTTAACCGTCTCAATAGTTACGAGTGTATCGACGTGTACGTCGTCAACCATGACGGCACGAAAGAAAAGGTATATTCTGAACAAGCTGTACTTCGCACCAATGAAGAATATGACAATTATTCAGTAAAAAGAATTAGCCCTCAAAAGTCTGAATGGGGCGATAAAATCGAAATAGAGATAGAACCGTGCGAAGAGGAAGATACGCAGGAAGGGAAATAGATGAGACTGGTAGATTTACTTATGTCGTTAGATGCGATGACGAACATACTTGTTGAGTGGGATAATGCGGAGCATGGTGGGACTGTTTGCGACACGCAGGCATATATTGCAATGGCAGGGGATAATTCGCTCTCGGAAGATACCATGAGCGCAGAGGTGACCGGAATCCAAGTCTGCGTGAATAAAACGATTAACAGCGAATATGATTCTGCATGCGGTGTGTTGTACAACGAATGTGTTATCGGTCTGCGTATAACAATATCAGATAACCCGCCATGGGGGCGCAAATGAAACTTTGGAAGATTGTACCGCTAGAAAAGATGGGGAAATACAAAGTAGGTGATAGGGTCTATTCACCCCATTTTGGTGAAGGCTTTATCACTGGAATTGATGAAAGCAACACTTATGTCTACCCAATTAAGGTAGAGTGGACAGGTACAGTGCCACCATATCATCAAAGGCATGATTGCTTTACCCCTGATGGACTGTATACTGTAGCTACACCTGACCCAGAGTTTGATATTGTTCCACTTGAAGCCATTAAAGTATCAAAAAGAGGTGTGTGCAGAAGAGAAGGAAGAACAGAAATGATAGCAAAAATTTACGTTACCTTAATGAACTGTTTAACCATAATTTTGTTGGCAATGGCAGTCTTTTTAGCAGCATATAGTTTATATTTACTGGTTCTAGTTAGCGTGGTTTAAGTGCATTTTCGATAGATAGCAATAGGAGGCTAGAGATGAAACTTAAAGATTTACTTACAGTGGTTCCAAAGGATTATGAAATTGGTCTTGCAGGCTTTGATAACGATATTTATACAATTACCTATGGAATTAAAGAGGATGCTATCTATTCCTTTGCTCTCAAATATAAGATGACCTATGGGCAGGTTGAGGATATGAATGTCATCTCCATTTATCCATGCGCTAATGTATGTTGCAATGAATCACACATGTACGCAAATGATACAACTCCATTACATGTCAAAACGCACATGCTAATTAAAATTCAGTAAAAAAGTAAAAGGGGCGGAACAGATGAATAAGGAGCACTACGATGAAAAGAGGGGAGATTATGGTTACACTGTATAAACTCTATAGAGGTACAGAAATATCCTATGCGTTATCTCCATGCAGAGCAAAAGTTTTCGATAAGTGTATGGCGACAGTTCCTGATGGGTGCGATTTAATTTACTCAGATTGCGACGGACTTTGTGTCACATTGCCGGATTATTCACACACAAAAAAATTACGCATAGATTCGAGTGGGGTATATGTTTCTGACAACTCGGGGCATAAGTATTATTTTAAGATTTGAAATTAAGTAAAGATAGTATTGAAGTAACAAATGACAGAAGAGCAAAGTAAAAGTATCTTTATAGGAGAAAATTGTGAAAGGAGTATATCATGGAATACAGTTTATTGTACGGGATTATGATGTGCATGCTGATTTTTATTGTTATTCTGTGGATTTATGTTAATGAAAACCGACTTGACATAGACAAATCAAAGCACGAAATAGAAACCTTGTACCTGTATATCAATGAAATGAAGCGTGATAACCATGACTAATGCGGTTATAGAAGAAGCAAAACGTGAATTGCATTTAAAAGGGTATCCAGTTGATGATGATGAAATCGCTTTAATTTATTGGGACGGTATAGAAGTCAATGAGCTTGTCAGCCTGTACAGAAGCATGCAGAAGAGAAAGGTAAATTTACAAGCCAAAAATGCATTGCGCCCTAAAAGAAAAGGAATCAGTAAACTAATGAGAAAAGAAGTATGGCTGATGTACGGCGGCAGATGTGCATACTGCGGGCGGCATATATCTATAGATGATATGGAAATAGACCATCGTTATCCGTTATCTATGGGCGGTGAAGATAGCTTTAAGAACTATATGCCGTCATGTCACGAATGTAACTGCTCTAAAGCATCTATGACTGTGGAAGGATTTAGAAATAAGCTATTATCAATACAAACTGTATTAAAGAAGAATCCGCTTTATCAGTTAGGATGCACATACGGACTTCTCACGAAAGAAAAGAATAACGTTGAGTTTTATTTTGAAAATCATTAGAGAAATGGGCTGGCTGAAATATGCCAGCCTTTTTTAGTGCATAAAAAGAAAGTTCATATGTAAAAACGTATTGACACAAAACTAATAAGGTGGTATCATATAGTCATCCGATGAAGTTGAATTGAAAGGAAGTAACGCCCATGAAACTGTTAGATGAAAGTGATATTGCGAACGCGAAAATCACGCTTACTGAAATAATCAAAAGCGATGTTGATTATCTTCCGACATATTTTACGCCGGAAGAAATCGCGGTGTTAAGCGATTTTGCAAATGGGTTTGATGTTGATTGCGACGCTATTGAAGGAATCATTGGCGAAATCGTTTACAACTTTAAAGAACTTATCGAAGAGGGATTTACACTCTTTGATATCAGAGACGGCAAGATTGTGAATCTTACCGATGAATATTATGAGCAGGAAGAATCCAAAGAAAAAGAGGATGAATCATTTAACTATGAGGACTGGTTGGATGAGGTTGAACCTATTGACCATTGCGGATGGATGCCGACTAGAATTTATTGCTGAAAGGGGAAAGAAAAATGACTGAATCTATTGAATTGAAACAGGTAAGAACATTCGCGCATGACGCAATCAAACTTAGAAATACCTTTGCCAAAGCCTTTGAAGCAGTAAACAAAATAACAGCGGGCGATTCAACAGTTACACGCAGATACTTTGAACTGGAAAGGGTTCACGAAAAGGAAGCACAGGCATATAATAATGTACTTAAACTTTTCGGCGAAGAGCCGGAAACGACCGATGATTTCTATGAGGATTTTATCAATACTGAAAAGAAAATGTTTGAATCTGCTTAATCAAGTGTTTGGAAATTCCCCGTGATAGGTTCACGGGGTTATTGTGAGGTGAACAGAATGAAACATGACTATATAAGCATGAGTGACGACGAACTTGAACGCTTGTCAGAAATGAGAGACGTTAAAGGGTGTCTTACAGACGTTGCGAGGCGAGCTAAACACAATTTATGGTTACGCTATCGCAATGAAGAATGCGGCAGAAAATGCGCGTCGTATGTGACGCTGGACTTTTATGACGGTGATAGAGAGGACAGATGGTGAGAAGGAAATTAAAAGGACTTGGCAGAGTAATCACGGTAATTAACCGCTATCGTGGCGAACGTGCGACTATACGTCTCATGTACAACATGGCAACGGACGAAGTAAAATATACTATATTGCCGCCCAACCTTCCTTTGTGTGAACGAAAAGAAGGTGATATAATACGATTTAATTATCAATGCCCTGTTTCGTCGCTAGTCAACCGAAAAAGCGCAAATAGCAATATTCGCATTGCGTGTAATTGGATTGAATTTTTTGAATCACGAGAGGAAAAGCATGGATAAAATCAATATTAGCGAAATTGTCAAAAAATACAATAACAGCAATTATGCTTTTTATTTGGTGGAACAGTCCGTGGCAATCGAATCTATGAGTGACGTTCGTGAAGTTTGTGAAGGTTACACAAGCACAAGCACGCGGCACGCTTGCACAGATGGGACGTACACAACATTTGATGACTTAGAGCGTGCGTTGAAATCGCTTACTGGAAAATACAATGATTATTATTATGATGGAATCGGAAACGGATGGGCTGAGGAAAACAGCGTACAGATTTGGCGCGTTGATGAAGATGGCGAGGACGAGGAAATGGTTATGGAAGTGCCTTGTCAAGCATCCAATTTAAACGATTTTTGGAAAAAATTGGGTTCAGTTGCTGGGGAAGAATTTGCATCGGAACCAACTGCATGGGTAATTTGATTACAAATCCCCGCTTTTAGCGGGGATACACAATATTTTTTTAAATCATAGGAGAAAAAATCATGGATGGATTAAACAGTTGCGAATTTATCGGAAATCTGACAAAAGACGTTGACGTAAGAAGCACAAATAAAGGGCAGGCAGTATGTTCCTTCTCTATTGCATGTAATCGTTATTACACTGACCAGCAGGGACAGAAAAAAGAGGTTGCGGATTTTGTGAATGTTCAGGCATGGGGCTTTTTAGCTGAAAAGGCATCTGCTGGATTAAAAAAAGGCTCCCGCGTTTACGTTCACGGCAGACTTAATACAAGAAGCTATGAATCTAAAGACGGCACGAAAAAGTACATCACGGAAATCGTTGCAGACCGCCTTGAACCTATTGCCTTCGTACAGATGCAGAATCAGAACTTCGGGCAGAATCAGAATTTTAATCAGAATCAGAACTTTAATCAGAACGGAAACTTTCAGCAGTCAAGTGGTAACTTTCAACAGTTTGGCGAGAATATCCCGTTCTAGGAGCAACCCATGATTAAGTCGAAACAGTTATACAGAATTATCGAAGGACTTTCGGTATATAATGAAAGCCCATCCAAGTATCTTTCAAAGCCTGAAATGTTGAATGCGCTACCGTTCAAATATATCGGCAATTTTGCTTACCTTTTGACCGAAGAACACGGCGCATACACCGTTTACAGATTCAGGACAACAAGTATTGGAAATAGTAGGTTTGTACATTGCGACAAGCAGCCAGCCGTTGAGCGAATTTGGAAAGACAAGGATAGTTTTGACGCATTTTTGAAAAAGTATGGGGATAAAAGATGAGAACAGGCAGACCGACAACAAACCCAAAGAATCAACGTGTTGGAATTAGGCTTGATGAGGTTAGCGCACGCATCCTAGACAAGTATTCCCAAAAGTACAACGTGACAAAGAGCGAAATAGTCCGCAAAGCGTTGATTGCTTTTGATAAAAGAAAAAAAGAGGAAAATTCCTGATAAATTTTCCCCTCTTGACTTTTGTTGAACAAAAGCTATAATAGATATATCCCATTAGAAAACCCCGCCTATGCTTGCAACGCGGACGGCGGGGTTTGAAAGGAAGTAACCTTTCGGTATTTATGATACTACGAAAGGTGCTTCCTAGTCAAATGAAAGGAAGTATCTATTATGGAAAAGGGAATCAAAGAATTTCACGGGTTCTATTGCAGTGCTGAAATGCAGGAAATCGGGGCGGCGAATCTTCAAGAAACGACACGCAAGATAAAACTGCTTAGGGCTAAACTGAATCGGCTGAAAAGGGAAATAAACGAAATCAAAGAAATTGTGACTGACCTTGAATCGCTCGCATAACGCTTTACAGGCGTTCGTGGGTACTTAGGCATAAACTTATACCTTATAGAAGCAGAAATCGCTATAAACGCAAATAAGCGCGTTTGTACATGGTTTCTGCTTTTATAATGCTTATATAAGGGCGACCATTATAGTGAATAGATGTAAGATACCGTACATTTTGCTGAAAAGTGTTCAGCTTTGTAAATCAAGCAAATTTGCCTATTGCAAAACATAAAACGATATGATATTATCATATCCAGAGGGAACAAAGAAAACCTCTTAGTGATGAAAGGAAGAGATAAAAATGACAAACAAAGAAAGAATTGAAATCATTCGCCATAAGGCAAACGTGAGCATTGTTCTTATGAATACCCATTTCAAACTTGCAGACATTGCACTCGATAAAGGCGATATAGAACATCATCGCTATTACAACGATAAAGGCGAAATGTATCGTTGCGAAGCAGATGCATATAATGATGTAATTGGACTTTTCGGGGAAAAGCCGGAAGAAACTAATGAAATCAGTTACGAAATTATGGAAATGGAAATGAGACTGAAACATTTGAACTGAACAGTATTAAGAAATCCCCGCGATAGGTTCGCGGGGTGGAAGGACAAGAAAAATGAAAATGAAAATTGACTGGAAACACTTTATTAAGACCCGTGTTGTTAGTGAAGAAATGAAAGATGTTAAGTTTTTTACCGAAGTTATCAATGCATTTGCTAAATTCGTGGCTGGCGACTGGGGAATCACCAGCGAGGGCGATAAAGCCCTTAATGATGACGCACTGATTACAGGCGACCGCATTTTAGCAAGTTACCCGACAAGCAAAGGCAAGATTTGGATTAACGCCGATTTCGTTTATAATCCATCTGACCCGCGTCCTATTGTAATCATGTTTCCTAGTGAATATTGAGAGGTGATGAAAATGTTTAAAAATGTAAGACTTACTGACGAGGAAATCGAAAGAGGAATTGGCGTAAGTTTCAGACCGCGTAAATTAAACTTGATTGAAAAGTACATCGCACATGTACGCAACGCACAATATAAGTTCTGCGTCGCACGCGATGGATATTACAAAGGGATTTATCCGAAATGGGTATTTATCAAATACAGGGATAGACTTAAAATAGCATTTAATGACGTGTTTCTTATTGCGTCGGATGCCAAATTTGCACTCATTCTTGGGTACATCGACTTTGACAATAATCGCGGTAATTACAATCTCGATATTGATTAACTTAAAACAAAGTTGTATAGTTAGATGGGCGGGAAACCGCCTATCTTTTTGGAAGGGGGAAACCAATGTATAAATATCTGCGTAAAAATCCGAAAGGGTTAAGCCATGATGATTGCGCCGTCCGTTGTTTGTGCGTGATTAACGGTAAACCTTGGATTGATAATTATAGAGAACTTTGCAAGACTGGCGAGACAATTTGCGACATGCCAAATTCTGTGTTCACCATTGAAAGGTATATGGCACGACACGGCTATTCCTGCGTGCATATCCCTATGGGAATGACGTTGGGACAGTTTACAGATGTTTATAACGCTGGCACATATGCCGTCATGTGTAAAGGACATTTAACGCCCGTCATTGATGGCGTTTGTTATGATACGGTTTACCCGATACATGCTAAAGTTGCGAAAGTGTACAAGATAAAGTAAGAGGTGATACTATGGCGGGAAATAGACCGGGGGCGAGACGCAATTCATCAACGTACTGGATGAGCGACGATGAATGGGAACGGATGAAAGAGGTACTAATGTGTTATGCGCTTAATATTCCTGTGAGCCTATCTTTTATAGGCAATCATCAACCGCGAAAGATTAGAGGGTTTAGGACAACGGACGAAGAGAAAACGTTCCTGAAAACTGTTTTTAAGTGTTGGAAAATTGGAATGGTAGATGCACAAATAAGAGACGTATTAAGAGCTAACGGGATTAGAGAGCCGCTGGCGTATCGTGCTAATGACGAAAATTCTTGATAGTGGAGCATACATTTTAAAGCCGTGGAAACGCGGCTTTTTTGCTTTGACGTAAAATCATAATTCGATGATAATTTTAGGTTGACATTATGGTAAGAATAGGAATATCATATACATAGATTTCTATGTATACAGACAAGGGAGGGATACCAATGTATTTGAGATAGAAAAACACCGACCTCAAGGGCAAATTGAAGTCGGTGCATCGGAGAAAACGGGCAATGAGTTCTCCAATGGCAATTCTAACACGTCGCCCATTATTTTTCAAATAGGAGAAAAAGACAATGAAAAGTAATATTCTTGACTTACTACTTGCAATGGCGAATGTGCTGAATCTTGGCGATTTTGACACTTACGAAAACAGATATGATATACTAACACATGAGATGATTAAAGCCATGAACGATATCGGAGAACCGATTGAAGAATCATCCGGGTTAAGTGAAATCACAAATGCGATACTTCGAGCTAGGGAGCAGGTGGGAGCAAAATGGGGGCAAATAGAAAACACCCGCTCTTGAAAATGCCGATAAATACGCACAATTATTAACGGATAAAATAGCGGCGAAATCAGCGAAAACGCCGATAAACACGGAAGAAATTTTGGCTTTTCGCTAGTTTGTGATAATAATGGAAATAAAAAGTCAGTGAGCCGAGAAACATTCGGTAATCACTGACTTTTTCAATGCATGGGAGCAAAATAATATTAGGAATTGGGGGCAGATTGGGGGCAAAATATATCTTCAACGGCTTTGGATACTTTTTCATCTGCGCCTTTAATCGCATGTGAGTAAACAGAAAGCGTAGTGCCAACATTCGAATGTCCTAATCTTTTCGCAACTTCTGTTACTGGAACACCAGCCGCAATTAACTGTGATGCATGTGTGTGGCGCAAAGCATGGAATTTTTTGTACGGCAAACCAGCCCTTTTTAAAACTCTGACCCATACATTGTGAATATGGCGGTAAAAATAGAAATGACCTGAACGGCTATGAAAGATAAACTCGCAGTCGTGAGGCATTTTGTTAAGTATAGCTATTATGTTGTCCGGCAGTATTACATCCCGAGTGGAGGACTGCGTTTTCGTTGTTGAACCCAACTTTTGCCCGGATATTGTACGCCTTACGTGAATATACTTTCCGTCGTAATCAATCCATTTTAGGGCGCAAATTTCACCTATCCGCATACCAGTGAAGATTGCAAGCATAATAAGCGGATACAGCTTCTCTTTTTTGGATGCCTGAATAATCTTTTGTATTTCCTCTTTTGTAAAGGATTCAACAGGCGTTTTTACAATGGGTGCAAGAACAACACCCTTCACACAGTTTTTGTTCGCTAATCCCAAAAATACAGCACGATTCATTGATTCAGACAAAAAATTTTTTATTTTCAATATGGTATTTTGAGAATATCGGAGAGCTAGGTTATTGAAATATTCCTGAAAAAGCATGGTGTTATCTGCATTTAATGGAAGCTTAGACAATGGTTCAAGTATTTTCGCGACAATGAGGTAATCGGTAAACGTGGATGGTTTGACATTCTTTTTGTATAGTTCTAAGTATTTTAATATCCATTCGCCAATAGGGATGTTATTAGGCTCAATGAAACTACCATTCCTTACCTGCATTCGGCTCACAGATACCCAGTCCTCTGCCTCTTCTTTTGTCTTGAATCGTTTCGTCACGCGCTTCCCCGCAGGAGTAATGAACGCCGCACGGTATTTACCCCGTTCCTTTTCAAAGTAAATGGAACTCATAATAGGTTACGCCTAATCTGAATGACGTGACCAATAATCTGAATACGCTTTTCCATAATGTCATTGTTGGAGTAGAAGTGCGGCGGGTATACAGTGACATTATAACCAACCAGCGTAATTCCTTCTTTTGATTTCATGACCTTTTTTACAGTTGCGTCCTCACCATCGAACAAGACAACGCCGATAGCTCCGTTTTCGATTGTACTTTCTTTCTTGACAATTAAAATATCATCTTCACGCATTTCAGGTTCCATTGAATTTCCCTTTACACGAAGTCCAAAGAAAGTGCCAGTGCGTGCTAAATGTTCAGGGATTTCCTCATATCCTAAAATATCAGTAATTGCAGAAATCGGGATGCCAGCAATGACACTTCCAAGCACAGGAATTTTCACCATTTTGGGCGCGTCATCTGTTGGAAGAAGCTCGGATATAGAGCAGTTTAAAACTTCTGACATTTGATTTATACGGTTCATTTCAGGAAAGTTTTTCCCGTTAAGCCAATAAGATACAGTAGTGGGCGAAACACTCATGAGTTTAGCAAACGCATTATTGCTTAATTCTCGTACTGCTAACACTGAACGAAGATTTTGAACAAACTGTTTCATAAGCTCGGGGGATTCTGTTCCTCTCTTGATTGCCATTTTTATCACCTCTTTTCATATTATATTTTATCTTACCTATAAAATCAACTTAAACATTAAACTTTTGCGCCAAGTAAGCAATCTCATAAAGTAATAATTCAAAATCCCCCTTGATATTAAGTTTAACTTGATATATAATTGTATTCAGAGATTACAGGAAGGAAGTAATGAAAGTTGAAAATTAAGTTAAAGGCTATGAGAATCCAGCGCGGAATGACACAAACGGAAGCGGGTGAAAAAATCGGCGTTAAGCCGCAACAAATCTGCAAGTGGGAGAAGAAACCAAGAAACATGTCGGTAAAAAATTTACTCCGACTGTGCGAGGTTTACGAATGCAAAATCGAGGATATTGAATTATGAAATTCATGAAAATTGCTGATTATTCAAAATATATCGGCTTGCCAGTAACGACGTTGCGAGCGATGGCTAAAGACAAAGAACTGCCCGCTTTGAAGCGCGGCACGGCGTGGTTTATCGAGATGAGCGGCGCAGATAAAAAGTTAGCTGAATACGTAAGTATCGAGAAAAAGACAAGTTACCTTGATAGACTGGGGGAAATGAAAAGATGATTAAAGAATTAGCATTTATCATGGCTGGGGCGGCGGTATCTGCTGTCGCATGCGCTTATAATCCATCAACTGAACGCATTGAATACCGCGAAATCGTGGGTGATGGCGATACAGTGTGGGGAATCTGCGCGAAGGTTGCAACGGATGAAGATAACTTGCAAGAATTGGTCGATAACGTTATCAGAGATAATGGAATTGGCATGGATTGCAACATTCGTCCGGGGCAAGAATTGGTTATTCGCGTTGAAAGAAAGCATTATTTTGATTTTTGAGTCAAGTTAAATCTGTACTTGACATAAAACAATGCTAATGCTAGACTATAGTCATAAGGTTAAGTTAAACTTTATGGAAAGGGGAACGATATGGGGTTACTCTATGATACAAACGAAAAAATAACCGCCATTGCTGAAAAGGCGGTTGAAGTCAACGTCGGCGATGACGAGAACCCGAAAATCGAGCTAGTGAATAGCGAGACGGGCGAATTGCTTACAGATGAGTTTGAAAAGCTCAATCTCAAAAAGAGCAATATCATGTTGTCGCTTGCTAAAGAGATTAAGAATCTCAAAGCCAAAGAGAACGCTTTAAAAGCCGAATCGGAATCTTTTGATAAGCGTGCCAAATCTGCTAAATCAAAAAGAGAACAGTTTGAGTACATTATCAAAAAATACGGGTACGGGGAAACGTTTGAGGATGGGCAAGCGGTCGTCGCATGGCGCAAGTCCCCTTTAAAAGTGGAAATCTTAAATGAAGATGAAATCCCGCGTGAATATGGGAAAGAAAGCAAGTTTTCACCCGATATTACACGAATTAAGCAAGCACTTAAAGCTGGCGAAATTGTCAAAGGGTGTGTACTCACAAGAAATGACGATAGTTTAATTATCAGATGAAAGGGAAAGACAAAATGGAAGAAAAGAAAATTGATGAAAGATATGCGGCGGCTAGTCATGTGCCGAAAAGAGTATTAAAAACCATTGACGTTGGACGTCTCAAAGGGAAATCGGATATTAACCCGCAGTGGAAAATCTCTCTTATGACAGAGATTTATGGTATGTGCGGAATTGGGTGGAAATTTGAAGTTACTGAAAAGAATACAGTCACCATTAACACGGGCGAGGTTATGTTATTTATGACCGTCGCGGTATATATTAAGAACGACGAAAAATGGTCTGACCCTGTATACGGGATGGGCGGTGACTTTATTGTCAAGAAAGAAAGAACTGGCTTGCACGCTAACGACGAGGCTTACAAGATGTGCTTGACGGACGCGCTGGGGAACGCATTAAAGTATATCGGCGTCGCGGCTGACGTGTACGAGCAGTTAAACGACACGAAATACGCGGAACGTCCGTCTGCTATTGCAAATGATAAAGAAGAAAAGGAAACAACGCCTGCCGATATTCGAAACGACTATCTCATGCAGTATATTGACGTTTTCCGCAGAGCGAATATTGACCCGAATGATTTTGTAAAGCGGTTTAGCGGCGGTCGAGTAACAGATGTGAAAGATATGCCGAACGAAGAACTTTTAAGAGTTATCAATAATCCGATGGGTGCAGTGAACTGGTACGAAGAACACAGAAGATGAAAGCAGTCATAAAGCAGTTAAATGCCGAAATATTAGACATGAAAACGGCTAGATTGACAATGGATGTGGATAAATCCGTACTTGAGAATATCCCGAGTACGGATAAACCGCTATCCGTGGAAATCAAGGTATACAGAAAGAAACGGTCGCTTTCCGCGAACGCTTATATGTGGGTATTGTTGGATAAGATGGCGCGGCTCATGGGCGGCGGGCATAGCAAAGAATTTTTATATCTAAGATATATCCGTGAGGTCGGGCGTTTTGATGCGTCTGTATGGGTGTTTAAAGACGCTTATGCCGCATACAAAAAGCAATGGGAAGCAATGGCGTTAGGGAATATATGCGACATTCTGAAAGTCGAAGGAAACATGTATAACCTAATTTGCTATTTCGGCACGCACTATTATGACAGCAAAGAAATGACGTTTTTTATCGACAAGATAATAGCGGATGCGGAAGAGCTAGGTATACCGACATTGACACCGAAAGAATATGCCGAGATGATGAAAGGTCTTAATAATGAAAAGCGATAAAACATTTTGTAATTTTCTTGAAAGCATGCAGTCTCTCATTGACCGAATGTATAAAGAAATGAATTTTCAGTGCGATGAAACAGACAAAGAAAGTAAAGCAGTTATCGCATACTATGTTGGATTGCTTAAATACGCATGCGAACAGGAAAGGAAAATGAGACATGAAAGATGAAGGTTTGGTGTTTCCGAGAGAAAACCGTTTGAGATTGAAGCCGAACGGATATAAAGAAATCTGCAAGTTGGTTGATGAACGCGACGGAAACAAGTGCGTCATCTGCGGTAGCGCATGGAACATTCATCATCACCATTGTCGTTTCCGTTCCGCATACGGTTCAGACACAATAGATAACCTTGTGGACGTCTGCGCTCGTTGTCACGATTTGTATTGCCATGGTTCAAAAGAAAAGAGATGGGTTGAAACATTAAAGGACTACCTGTCAAGCGAGAAATGCACCATTTTCAACAAAATTCACGATAAAGAGATTAAGAACATTTATAAGAGGTATGCCAAATGAGAAAATTAGCGAGCGTTCAAAGAGTGTTAGAAGTTGCATCAATCCCCAATGCTGACAAAATCGAAGAAATTAAAGTTATGGGATGGCATTGTGTCGCGAAAAAAGGCGAGTTTAAAGTGGGGGATAGTGTCGTATATTGCGAAATTGATACGATTCTTCCAGCAGATAACCCTGATTTTGCTTTCCTTGAGGGTAAACCTATCAAGACTAAAAAATTAAGAGGGATTTACTCACAGGGGATTGCTTTTCCGTTAAGCGTGCTTCCTGATGGGACATACAAGCTGAACGATGACGTATCGCAAGTGCTTGGTGCAAAAAAATGGGAACCTGATGACTACAATCGTCAAGGTGGGGCTGGCGCACGTTTCCCATCGTGGATTCCGAAAAGCGATGAAACTAGAATTGCAGTATTGCAGGAATATTTAACTAGGTATAAAGGTACAAAGTGTGTCGTTACCGAGAAGCTCGACGGCTCATCACTCACTGCTTTCTTAGATGATGAAAAAGAACTTCATGTATGCAGTCGTAACCTTGAAATCACTGACCATGCAAATTTCATGTACAAGACTGCCGAAGAAAGAGGATTTAAAGAAAAATTATTACATTTTCCTATTGGCACAGTCGTACAGGGCGAAATCATCGGTGCAGGTATTCAGGGAGACAAATACAAGCTGCCAAAGAAAAACATTTTTATTTACAACCTTCGCGAAGAAAACCAATTCCCGCAAAATGAATTATCCGCTCGCGATAAATTAAAAAATGCAGGATTCGACCTCGTTCCCCTTTTGGATGATAACTTTGAACTCATTGATGATATAGATAAACTGACAGAAATGAGTGTCGGAAAATCTAAACTGTACAACACAGAGAGAGAAGGCATTGTAATTCGTCCAATCAAACGAATTAACGTACAAGATTCTGATGGATATTTTGTGGACGGAAGATTCTCCGTTAAAGCGATTAGCCCTAAATTTTTAGTAAAAAACGGACTGTAATGATGGAAAAAAAGTGCATAATTTGTGGAAAAAAGTTTAAGACAAACAATCCGGGACAAATCACATGCAGTGCCGCTTGCCTTAAAGAAAACGGGGTAAGGAAATCCCGTAAATATGCATGTAAATTCAAAGCCATGCTTGATTTTGCAAATAGTTTTAATAAGGGCAAAAGCATAGATGAAAAAAGGAACTGCCTGACGTGCGGGAAATTATTCAAGCCTTACGAAATACATACGGACAAGCAAGGGATACATCCTGCTGGGAAAAACTTTTGCTCCTTTGCTTGTTGTCAGTCGTTTTATAAAAAGTATGAGGAAGAACATGGAAAAAAGGATTTGTGAATTTTGCAAGCGAGAATTTATTCCAGTTAGGCATAACCAAAAATTTTGCTCTCATGAATGTTATATGCAAGATTACAACGCAAAAAGGAAAGTCGTTATTCCGCCTAGAAAATGCTTAGTGTGCGGGAAAGAATTTAGCCCTGTACGGCAAAATCAGAAATATTGTTCTCATAAGTGCGCGCGTACTGGATATGTTGACATTAACGCCGTTGAGGAAGATGCAAACTATCCGCCGCGTAAATGTGCGGTGTGCGGGAAAATGTTTAAGCCGTATTCAATTCATACGGATGTTGATGGGATGCATTCGGCAGGGCTATATTTTTGCTCTTTCGAGTGTACTAAAAAATATTATGGGAAAAATTTAGGGAAAAATATGACAATAAAGAAGATGACAGAAGGATTAAAAGAATTATGCTCACTATGAAGGATGATTTGAAATACTTGAAACTTGTTAGAATAAATGGGTTGGGCTTTTGGTATCATCGTGCATCCTGCGAGAAGCATATGGGCAAAAAGCGATGGACGGTTAAAATAACGATACCTTGGGAAAAC